TACATCTTGCCTGTCAATGACTCCAAAAAGATTGTCAATTTTTTAGCTTCTAAACTCCCCTTCTAGGAAGGTCAAATATGTTTCCCCTTACAGCACTTTTAGAAGTCGGCGGCAAGCTGATTGACAAACTTATCCCAGATCCAGAGGCCAAGGCCAGAGCGCAAGCTGAACTGATCAAGATGCAGCAAGACGGCGAGTTGGCCAAGATGGCCAACGACACCAAGCTGTTTGAGGTGGAGCAGCAAAACACCACTGACCGCTGGACTGCCGACATGGCATCAGACTCTTGGCTTTCAAAGAACATCAGGCCGATGGCGCTGATTGCAATTTTCATTGCCTTCTTTCTGTTCACCATGATGTCTGCCTTTGGCTACAACGCGCAAGAGTCTTATGTCCAGTTGTTGGGGCAGTGGGGCCAGATCATTTTCTTGGCCTACTTTGGTGGCCGCACTGTTGAAAAACTTGCTGACATGAAGATGGGTAAAAAATGAAAGAAAACTTTGACTCCGCACTGGCCGCAGTGCTGCACCATGAAGGCGGCTTTGTAAACCATCCGTCTGATCCAGGCGGCATGACCAACCTCGGCGTGACCAAGAAGGTCTGGGAGGAGTGGGTCGGGCATGAGGTGGATGAAAAAACCATGCGCGGCCTGACCCCTGAGACTGTCGGCCCGATGTACAAGTCCAAGTATTGGGACAAGGTCAAGGGCGATGACCTGCCGGCTGGCGTGGACTATGTGGTGTTCGATGCGGCGGTAAACAGTGGCCCAGGTCGGGCTGCCAAGTGGCTGCAAGCGTGCGTGGGGGTTGATCCTGACGGCGGCATCGGCCCAAAGACTTTGCAGGCCGTGGCGGCATTTGAGGGCGATCTGGTTGACGATTATGGCAAGCGCAGACTGTCATTCCTGATGGACTTGCCGCACTGGCCGACCTTTGGCAAGGGCTGGAGTCGCAGGGTTGCCGAAGTTGGCAAAGTAGGCGCAGACATGGCATAAGGTGAAATAATCACCTCATGGCCAATGTCAAGCAACAATTAGAGACGCCTTCACTACCGAGTCTGGGTTATCCATCAGAGGTGTATGACCGCCGGAACTTGAACGAGAACAACGGCGCACTGAACATTTTTTCCAGAAAACTGACTTCCGTCCTTGGCTCACTGTTTGGGCCAAGGGGCGGCAAGTTTATGAACAATCCGCACGGGGCGTTTCAGGACTCAACCGACCAGACGGCGGCCAACACCACCACGGCCTATGCCGTCACATTCAACACGACAGACTTTAGCAATGGCGTGACAATAGCCAGCAACAGTCGAATCACAGTGGCCGACAGCGGAATCTGGAACTTGCAATTTTCCATTCAGTTTACAAATACGACAAATTCGTCTCAGGATGTGGATGTCTGGTTTCGGGTCAATGGTACAAATGTGGCCAATTCAAATAGTAGATTTGGCTTTGCACCTAGAAAAGGTGCTGGCGACCCGTTCCACATCATTGCGGCCATAAATTACTTTGTGAGCTTGAATGCGACTGATTATGTGGAGATCATGTGGAGGCCAACCGACATCGGTGTTCAAATTGAGCAGTACGCTGCCAGCGCCAGCCCAACCCGACCAGCAGTGCCATCGGCCATCGTCACGATGAGCTTTGTGTCCAACCTACCGACAATATAGCCATGTACATCCCACTAAAACTACCACCAGGCATCTACAGAAACGGCACAGAGTACCAAGCAGCAGGCCGCTGGTATGACGCGAATCTGGTGCGCTGGTACGAGAACACCTTGCGGCCTATTGGCGGCTGGAGGAAGCGCTCGGCAAGCCAGATGACGGGTTTGTGCAGGGGTTTCATCACTTGGCGCAACAACAGCGGAGAGCGATTTATTGCCGCCGGCACTCAATCCAAACTCTACGCCATGAACGAGGCGGGGACACTCAAGGAAATCACACCAACCGGCATCACTGCCGGCATTGCCGATGCCACGATCAAAACTGGCTACGGCTACGGCACTTATGGCTCATACGCTTATGGTGTGGCCCGACCTGATCTTGGCGGGCTGATCCCCGCCACCACATGGTCACTTGACACATGGGGCGAGTATCTGGTGGCCTGCTCAAGCGCTGACGGCAAGCTGTACGAGTGGCAGCTTGGCTTTACAACCCCGACCTTAGCAGCGGCCATTACCAACGCTCCAACGGGCAACAAGGCTCTCTTGGTCACTGCCGAGCGAATCCTGTTTGCCCTTGGCGCTGGTGGCAATCCCCGCAAGGTGCAGTGGTGTGACCAAGAAGACAATACAGTCTGGACGCCTGCGGCCACCAATCAGGCTGGTGATTTTGAGTTGGCTACAGTTGGAACATTGATTGCCGGCAAGCGCGTCAAGGGTGTCAACCTGCTCTTTACAGATGTGGATGTACACACGGCGACCTATATCGGCGCACCATTTGTCTATGGCTTTGAGAAGGCCGGATCTGGCTGCGGCCTGATCTCGGCTCAAGCTGTGGCGGCCATTGACACGGCGGCCATCTGGATGGCTAAGAGTGGCTTCTGGATATACGATGGCTACCTCAAGCCCTTGCCTTGCGAAGTCTCAGATTATGTTTTTAACAATATCAACTACAACCAAGCGTCCAAGGTCTACGCCGTCCACAACAGCCAGTTTGGCGAGATCTGGTGGTACTACCCAAGCAGCGGCAGCAATGAGAATGACAGCTATGTCACCTACAACTACCGTGAAAACCACTGGAACATAGGCTCATTGGCCCGTACCGCCGGCACTGATGCGGGTGTGTTCACCAACCCGCTGCTAGTGTCATCTGATGGCTACATCTACGAGCACGAAGTGGGCTTTGCCTATGACAGCGCCAGTGTTTTTGCTGAGTCTGGGCCAGTGCAGCTTGGCAACGGCGACAACCTCATGTCGGTGCGGCAGGTTGTCCCAGATGAGCAGACTCTTGGCGAGGCGGTGGTTTCATTCAAGACCCGCAATTACCCGACAGGCGCTCAGTCCACCTTTGGGCCATACACGGCCGCCAACCCCACGGATGTCCGGTTTATGGCGCGGCAGGTCAATGTCAAGGTGACGGGTGCTGTTTTGGCTGATTGGCGCATCGGGGTGATGCGGCTGGATGCGGTGGCCAGCGGCAAGCGATGATGGATAGAATTTTTGAGATCAACCGATGTCGCCAGTGGATTGATGCGGCTTTAGAATACAGTGGTGGGACTCACACACTCGATGACATAGCGGCTGGGATAATGTCGGATCGATACCAGTTATGGCCTGGGCAAAGTTCAGCGGTGGTGACAGAGATTCTTGTTTATCCGAAGCTAAAAAATTTACATTTTTTTCTTGCTGGTGGCAATCTTGATGAACTCAAGAAAATGCGGCCACACATTGAGGCATGGGGAAAGTCTGTTGGATGTACAAGGGTGACGCTTGCTGGCCGTAAAGGCTGGGAGCGTACATTTTTAAAAGACGAGGGATATGAGCCTCAGTGGTTTATTCTTTCAAAGGAGTTGATATGAGTCAAGGTGGTGAAGTAACTACACAGCAGCTTGTTTATGGCCCTGACGGGAAAGTGTATGGCAACCCAGCGCTAGCAAGAGCCGCTGGTGTAAATCAAACCTATCGTCAGGACGGAACTCCGTATCCTGAGACTTTGCTTGGCAGTTTGCCCCTGTCACCCTCAGTGCCTATTACTGAGACATTTGACCCGTCTGCTGGCATTGGCGAATTTGAGCGCCGTCAATTTTTGCGAAACCAAGCATTGCCTATGCCGGATCAGTACCAGCAAATCATGGGGCAAGGTAGCAGTGCTACTCCGTACCAGCGAATCATGGGTCAAATGCCACTGCTGCAAAACCCATACGCCAGCATGTCGGGTGGCTACAATAATTTTCAAGGCGGCTACAACCCCAATCTGTACAGCAATGCGCCAAGAGCAATTGGTCAGCTTGGCTTTGGCGGCGGTGGTGGCGGCGGTGGCTCTGAGCCTGCTGCACCCAGTGCGTGGAGCAGCATGACCCCTGCGGAACAGGCGGCCTATTACGCTGCAAATCCAACGATGGCGACCATCACTCAATTGGGCCAAAAGGCTTTTGGATATACAGGTTTGGGTGCTTTGCAAAGAGCAATGAATCCAGGCTTTGTCAGCGACCAGAGTTTGATTGCAATGGGCGTCAACCCTGCCGCATATCAGTCGGCCAAAGAGAGCTTTCGCGCCAGTGAGATTGGGGCGATGAATGCAGCGGCTGAACAAGCTGCTGCCGAAGCAGCAGCGGAAGCGGCGACTGTTGCAAATGATATTGATGCTATATCTGCCAGTGAGGGAATTTCATCAGGTCAAAGCGTTTCAGATGCCGCATCCAGCGCTGCTGACGGCTACGGCTCTGGAGATTCAGCCGGCTTTGGCGGCGGCACTGATTCCGGCAGTGACGGATGGGCCAAGGGCGGCAAGGTCACCAAGGATCGACTCAAAGGCCCAGATCCTAAAGGCCCAGACGAAGGCTATGGCGCACTACTCAGTGGCGAATATGTCATCAAAAAATCAGCGGTCAAGAAGTACGGCCAAGGGCTGCTGGACATGATCAACGATGGCAAGATTCCTGCCAAAAAAATAAAATCTTTACTCGGCTAAGGGGCGAAAAATGTCTAAAGGTGGAAACCAAGTATCAACGACTTCAATTGATCCTGACATCAAGAGTGCGTTTCTCACAAACTTTGGTCAGGCTCAGAATGTTGCGGCAGCATTGCCTGTCCAGCAGTTTGCCGGATTCAATCCTCTGTACCAAGCGGGTGAAGAGCAGATCGTCAACCAATCACTGACCCCGTTCACCGGTCAGGAAATTGGCGGGTTTATGAATCCGTACCAGCAAGAGGTCATTGACCGCAGTCTTGCCGATATTGAGTCGAGCCGCCAGATGGCAGACCTCAGAGATCGTCAGGCCGCTACACAAGCCAAAGCCTTTGGTGGCTCACGCCAAGGTGTGCAGTCATCACTCACCAATGCCGCTGCACTTAAGCAAGCCGCTGACCTGTCAGCAAACCTGCGCAATCAGGGCTTTGGTCAGGCTACTCAGTTGGCTCAGTACGCCCGTGGACAGAATCTCCAAGGCGGTCAGAATGTGCTGGCCTTGGGCGGTGCGCGTCAGGCTCTGGAGCAGCAACAGCTTGATGCCATCCGCAACATCGGCCTGCAAAAACTTGGCATCGTGCAGTCCAGCTTGGGTGCAAGTCCAGCCAACTTGGGCGGCAGTGTATCTACACCGTACACACAAAATCGTGGTGCTGGTCTTTTGGGCGGTGCTCTGGCTGGCTCTCAGTTGGCAGGTCTTAGCGGCGGCGCAATCAGTGGTGGGGCTGGTGCTGGACTTGGCGCATTGCTTGCCCTGCTTTAAGGAATAAAAATGGCAACAGATTTTGACTTCTCAAACATTGGCAGCATGTTTGGAGGCGGCATGGGCGGCACGCCCACTGGCCTTGATGCACTGCTGAGTGAAGACCAGCGCAAGCTGATGGGCCGCAACGCTGCACTGGCGGCGGCTGCTGCATTGCTGCAAGCCGGTGGCCGTAGCACCACCCCCATCAACTTGGGGCAAGCCCTTGGCTCAGCACTACAAGCTGGCCAGCAGGGCTACCAGCAGGCGCGTGCTGGGTCGGTGCAGGATCTGCTGCTGAATCAGAAGCTGGAAGAGGCGAAGACAGATCGTGATCGTCAGGCACAAATGTCAAAACTGTTTCCGCAGGTATTCCAACGAACCACGACTCCAGCAAAAGAGATTTATGGCGAGGATGTTATGGGTCAGCGAGTGGGTGAAGGTGTAACACCTGCCCAGACTTCATTCACCATCGACCCCAACAAATTGCAAGCATTGGCAATGCTTTCAAAAAATCCACTGGAGAGTCTTGGACAGATTGCAAAATTAGTCCCAGACCTGAGAAGGGCTGGGTTTACAAGTGCAGGTACACAAACAGACAACCCGTTCAGCGTATTTACAGGAGATCAAACGATTCCAGCAAACATTCGCAATGTTGCAAAGCAATATGAAAGTAGCTTTGCATCTGGTGTGCTTGACCCAGAAAAAGCAGATGATCGTGTTCGGCAATTAGCAGAAATGACGCAACGAGCGCAACAATTTACTTTGTCGCAAGATGAAAGAGAAGCCAACCGATTGAGAATGGAAGCCCAATTTAAGCAGTCTCAGGATGCTCTGGAGCAATTCCGTGCTCAAGGGCAGTTAGCTTCAAAACAGGCAAGAGATTTGCAAGCAAGCATTGCGCAGCAAAGTCTTGATTTGCGTAAACAGGCCGAAGCAAACAAGCCTGAGCAGTTTTCGTATTCTCAAAAGAAAGAATTTGACGAAATACAAAAAAGTTTGGCTGAGGCAAAATCTGCTGGAGATAGCGCATCTCTTGCTGCTAGAGCAGCGCCGCTTATTTCTCAAGCGTATGGCGGCAAAATTGAATCAGGAATTAAAGGACTGGCTGGTGCTGTTGGTTTTACAACTGATGCCAAAACAGCAAATGACCAGTTGGTGCAAATTTCTCAGCAGTTAGCTCTTAAAACGCCAAAGTTCAGCGGCCCGACATCTGATGCTGACGCAAAAAGGTATGACAAGGCTGTTGGCGACTTGGCGAACCCAAGCGTAAGCCAAGAAGCAAAAATAAAAGCACTCACAGAAATTGGAACACTGGCAAAAAGACAAAAAGATTTTGCACAGCAACAAGAAAACTTTTATTTTGCAAACAATAAAAGTTTGCGAGGTTTTACATTTACCGAATCTAATCCATTTGGGAATTAATCATGGCAGAAAAAAAACCAACAGCAAAAGACATCAACCTGTTGTCGCAACGGCCTGACCTTGCGGCAATGTTTGATGAGACATACGGGCCAGGCGCTGCCGCACAGGTGTTAAAAGCCGCGCCATCTGGCGGTGCTGCCTTTGGAGTCTTTCCGCAAATGCAGCCACGGCGCAATTTAAGGTCAGAATCAGGTCAAGACCAAGGAAGCTACGCTGGAGCTGCATTGCGCGGTCTTGCGCCTCCCATGCTGGGCGCTGCAATGGGCGCGCCATTTGGGCCAGTTGGTATGCTTGCTGGTGGCTTGGCCCTACCTGCGGCTGATGCCTTAACTTCACTTTTAAATCTAGCAACCTCTGGCGCGGAAAAAGTAACGGGTGGTCAATACGGAAGACTGACAACGCCATCTCAAGGAATACAAAATCTTTTGACAAGCGCTGGAGTGCCAGAAGCAAAAACAACTGGTCAAAGAATGTTGCAAACTGGTCTTGGTGCAGTTGGCAGTACAGCCTCGCAAATTTCTGGCTTGCAACAGTTGGCGAAAGAAGCATCAACCCCATTGGCCAGAGCAATATCGCAACAGATGGCCGTAAGACCCGTGGCCCAGACTGCTGCCGCACTTCCTGCTGGCGCGGCTGCACAACTGGCCGGTGAGTCTACCCAAGCACTTGGCCCGATTCCATCGACCATTGCATCAATGCTTGCAGCAACTGCGGCAGGCGGTGCAGCCATGACGCCACGACCACAAGCAAAAAGAACGGGCGCAGAGACAAGGGCCGCTGACATTGCTGCCAAAGCACGCAATCTTGGCTTTACAGGAGAGACTGCACTCACACCAGCGCAGGCTGGTACAAGCAGGACGGCTCAAATATTTGAGGCGGCAGCTTCAACTTTGCCAATGTCTGCCGGTCAGTTTACAAAGCGTTACGGCAAGCAGTCAGACTACGCTCAAGGCATCATCAACAAGGTTGCAGACCTTTTTGGTGGGATGCCAGCGCAGCCAGATACAGCCTTCTCATCTGGCGCGAGTGCTGTTAAGAGTGCTGCACAACGCAATGTCAACAATGTTGGCAGTCAAATTCGACAGGTCGCATCCCAGACCGATATTGACTTGGCACAAGTTCCAAAATTTGAAGAGTCAATCCTCAACGCAAGAAAACTGCTTTCCTCAATTCCTCCTGCATTACGCAAAGATCCATTGTTTGAGAGTTTTGAGCAGTTTTACTTTGGCAAGCCAAATGATGAATTGAAGACGATGGTTGAGTCGGCCTTGCAACAAGCAGGCTCAACCCCTGCAAGTGCAAATTACAAAACTTTGCAAGCAACTTTCAGAAAGCAACTGGTTGACAGTGGTGTGCCTGAGTTTGAGTTTTTGGGCTACCAACAAAGGGGCAAGATTGCAGGAAATGACTACCAAGATCAGCGCCAATTGTTTGGCGATCTTGCCTTTGCAAACAAAGGCACGAAGGTCGGCGAAGCGTTTAGAGCATTGCGCAATTCTCTTGATGACGCAAGGGACGAAACATTCAAGCTGGCTGGGATGGATGACCAAGTTGTAAAACTTAAAGAGTTGCGCGGCTCTTATGGCTCTGCAAAAGATTTGAATGACAAGATTAAGTCTGCCAGCGACAAGACTGCTGTTGGTTATGTGATGAGCAACCAAGACAGTTTTGCCAACAAAGTTTTGCCATTGATGAACGAGACAGAGAAGACATCTATGGCTCAAGCAATTTTGGCTGACATCCAGTTGAACTCTATGTTCCCCACTGGAGAGATGGACATCACTAAATTTGGCAAGAACTTAATTAAAGATGTGAAGGCATCACCCACAACATTGCCGCAAATTCTCGGGCCAGAAAATGCCGCAACATTGACAGACTTGGCGCAGGTCGCACAGTCAGCGTTAAAAGCAAAAGTGCCTACATCTGGCTCTTCTGAACGAATAACCATGACGAACATGCTGACCTCAATGCCTGCAAAGGTCGGGGCTGCTATGGCCAGCGGTACAGCATTGACAGGTGATCCTATTCTTGGCACGGCCTTAGCTTTAGGCACTCCGGCTTTGGCTACAAGGGCTTATCTGTCTCCAGGCATGCAGAATCTGTACGGCAACACTCTTGACCCTTTGTTTAATTACATGGCGTCACCATTCAACCCGATGTTGCAATATACGGGTGGTCAAGGACTGTTCAACATTGAGGCAGCCAAACCAAGAATGCCTGATGATGAAGAACTGAGGCCGTCTGCTCCACCATACGGCCTGCTTGGTCGATAACCAGCCCTAACGCATCCCCCCAAAAAATGCCGCTGTCAGTGGGTCGATCTTGATCTTTCGATTCCTCTGACGGCGGCGTGCATTCAGAAAATCCTTATCGTCTGCCGACATCTTGTGGCGCTTTTTGCGCATGCGCTCGGCGGCGGTGAACGACAGCGGCCTTGGTGCATCCGGCTCACTGCCCATCGTCAGCAAGGCCGTGGTCATGTTGCCGGACTTTTCATAGCCATGCACCCGCACCACCTTGGCCTTGCGCAGTGCTCTGACATTGTCGTAGGCGGTGGCCAGAGCGCATGGCAGACGCACAGCGATCTCGGCCACACTCAACGGGCCAATGCTCAGCAGCCGGATGATGCCGGCCCTATAGACCGGCTTTAATCCGCGCATCTTGCATCCTGCGGGTGTACTCGCGGCGCAGCATGGCACGCACCACAAAGGCCCGAGTGTGGGCATCCTTGGGGATTGCATGGCCATAGACCTCTGGACTCAGCAGATCGTCCATCAGTTCGATGGCGGCCACCAGCGCTGGCTCAAGGACTGGCTCACTCATAGCTTGTCTGCATCTTTCCTGAAGACCTGCACATTGCCAATCAGGGACGGCAGCTTGAATGCATCCATAGCACCAGGTCGGCCTGTGAAGGGTTTCAGTTCAAGGGGGACATAGACCCCGAGTGTCTTGTTCAATGATGGGGGTGGTGTTTCGTTCATGCCGACCACCACGCCACCAGCGCAGCAGCCAAGCCGCCGCCGATAAACAAGCACAATAAAAGATCCAGTGCTCCCTCTGCGCGTTTGCTTAATTTGTTCATGTTGTACCCTTGAGTTAGTAGTGTTACGAAGTTTACATCAAATAAACTAATTCTCATAGTAGTCAATAAATTGATCTGTTGTTGCTAAAATACACTTATGCAATCAGTACAAGACATCAGAGATAAGGCCAGAGAGCATGGCATCAGGATGAATGCCGTATGCCGTGAGGCTGGCATCCAGCAGCCACAGGTGAGCCGCTGGATGTCAGGGTCAGTCAAGCCTCTGTGGGAGTCGGTGCATGCACTGGCTGCTGCGCTTGATCGGCTTTTATCAGCCAGTGAGGATTCTGCGCCAGCCAAAACAAAGCAGACTGTTTAAAGGTGGGGGTACTCGCTGCGTCTGGGTTGACCCTTGAAATCAGGCGGCAACTATGACCGCAACGCCAGCATCCGCTTTCCCCCCGATTTTTTACCAGTCTGAAGACTCGGCGGCAGCGGCGGTTGGTGCAGCCGACTTGCCGATACCGAAGTCATCAGCGGCACTTGGCTTAGAGCCGCCCAGAGGCTGGCCCTTCTTGAGCAACAAAATGTTGTTCAGGCCAAACGACACGCCATTGTTGCCAGCTTGGCTGTAGGCGTAGGCATTCAGGCTCACCCGCACATAGTCGCCACTGACAATATCGTCAGCGCCAATCAGGTCATTGCCGTGGGCGTCAATAGCACCAGGCTTGGCGGTGCTTTTGACATTGCAGAAGAAGTGGCCGGCGTACTCTTTGCCGAGTGGCGACCCGTCTGTCTTGGTTTCAGTGTCGCCATCACGCAAGGGGTTGCGGATGTTTTTCGGCACTTTGTCACCGAACTTGGCGACCAGCGCTTCTTTGGCTGCTGCCTTCAAAGCGGCCAGCGTTTCTTTATCGGTCTTGGGGATCAGGATCTGAGTGCTGTACTCATCCTTGCCATTCATTTCGTTTTTGCGGCTCTGCAAGCCTGAGAAGTAGGAGGTGCGTACCTCGCCGGTTGTGACTCTTGTAGACATTTGATCGTTTCCTTTTGGTTGATCGTTTTCAGGTTTTCAGCCTGACCAAAGCGGCCAGACAATTGCACTTTAGCACAAATAAATGTTGCTTTAAAAACTTTTTAGTGCAAGACTTAAGGCTATGATGTGCTTGTCGCTTGGTCGCGGCTTTTTTGGGTAGGACATCACATGCACTCTGGCGGATACCCATCCGTTCGACCAACCCAGCAATGGGAGAGTGCAGGTGATGTCTTTTTTTTGGAGAAAAGACTATGGGCAAATTTATTGATGAAACTGGAAGGCGCTTTGGCCGACTTGTTGTCCTTCATCGGGCAAAGAACAGGAAAACATCAGCTTACTGGCAATGCCAATGCGATTGCGGCGGCAATACTGAAACAAGTGGCAATCACTTGCGGTCTGGTCATAGCACCTCATGCGGCTGCATTGCTATTGAAAAAATGAAAGCCGCCACCACTACGCATGGCTTGACAAAAATGCCGATTTACAAAGTTTGGAAAGAAATGCGTGCAAGATGCAACCGCCAATCTCATGCTCGATTTCACAATTACGGGGGGCGCGGAATTTTCGTGTGCGACACATGGAACATGAGCTTTGAGGCGTTTTTGAAAGATGTGGGAGGTGACTACAAATCCGACTTACAGCTTGACCGGATTAACAACAATGGAAACTATGAGCCAGGCAACACTCGATGGGTTGATGCAAAGACAAATGTCAGAAATTCCAGAATCATAAAGATTGATGCTCAAGACGCCGGAGCCATAAAAAGTATGTTGGTTTTTGGCTCAACACAAAGCGAAATTGCTAGAGATTTCGGCATTTCAAAAGGTATTGTTTCTGACATCGGACGCAATAGGACATGGACTGACATCAGCCCACTGGTGGCTTTGTGACAATCCTCTACCCCCATCAAATTGAAGCCCGTGACTTTTTGCTGGCTCAAAAAAGATGTTTGCTCTGCGATCAGGCTAGGGTGGGAAAAAGTTTACCTACCGCCGCTGCCGCATTGCAACACCTGCCGGCCATCATCGTCTGCCCAGCGGTGGTTAAAACAGTCTGGGAGGCCGCATTCAACCGGCTTGACCCATCCGTACCAGTGCGGGTTGTCAATGGGAAAAAGCAGGCAGCAGAGATTATTTGCGCCGGTGTCACCATCGTGAACTACGACATTTTGAGCAGTGTTACGGCATTTACAGGAATTAAAACTGTGGTGTTTGACGAGTTTCACCGGCTTGGAAATCCGAAGGCGATACGCACAAAGGCGGCCATGCTGATGATGAAGAAAGTGCCAAGAATTTATGCACTTTCAGGCACGCCAATGAAAAACCGACCGGCAGAGCTTTGGCCAATTCTCCACGGCCTGGGCATTTACAGGGGTGGGTGGTTTGATTTTGTCTATAGGTACTGCAAGGCATGGAATCCCCCGTGGGGTGGTCTTGATGTGTCTGGTGCATCCAACATCCCTGAACTTAAGGCTCTAGTCAAGCCCCACATGCTGCGCAGGAAGAAGGAAGACATCTTCATGGACTACAAGCAGCCACAGGTGAGCTTGGTGACCTTTGATCTGCCCGTAGACAAGCGTGAGCAATCCTTTGATGCCGATGCCTTGGTGGCCAATCCAAACGCCCTGATGGCCTTTGAGGGGCTGGCCGAGATCATGCGTGAGGCTGGGATGCGCAAGATCAAGGCGGCGTCCGAATTCATCAGCGACCTGCTGCAATCCGGTGAGCCGGTGGTGGTGTTCGCACACCACAAGGATGTGGTGCATGGGCTGGTAGAGGAACTCAAAGACCACAAGCCGGTGGTGGTGGTGGGCGACACTCCGTCTACCAAGCGCACAGAGAACATTGCGGCATTTCAGTCTGGCCAGACCAAGGTGATCGTGGGCAACATTGCGGCCATGAGTGAGGGGGTTGACCTGAGTGCAGCCGACACGATTGTCTTTGTCGAATGCACTTGGTCAACCTCTGCGCTAGAGCAGGCATCCAGCAGGGTGGAGAACATCAACAAGTCAGGGGTCAAGCCGGTCATCTACCTGCTGACGATTAGGGCCAGCCTCGACCACAATGTGCTGGGCAAGGTTTTGAAAAAGCAGAACATCGTGAATCAGATTATTTAAAGGAGAAAGCTATGCAACACGAAACCAGAAAACACGCCCGACTTTCGGCATCTCGCATGGACAGGGTGATGAGCTGCCCAGGCTCTTACCGGCTTGAAGAGAAGATGCCGTATGAGCCAGCCGGTGAGGCTGCTGCAATTGGCACGGCTATCCATGAGCTATCCGAAAAAATCCTGCGGGGCGAGGCGGTCAATCCCAAAGACTATCCCGATGACCACATCGACATGGCCAACGAATACGCCACCTTCATCAACACGCTGGTGGAGAACCCCCGTAAGCGCATGATCGAGGTGAATGTGGACGCCGGCCTCAAGACGCTGCACCAGTCCCTTGGCGGCACTGCCGATGCCGTGCTGGTGGACAAAGACCATTTACATATTGTCGATTTAAAAACGGGCCGAGTGCTGGTCGAGGCTGAGGACAACAAGCAGATGCTGACCTACGCGCTGGGCGTCATGCGCATGTTGAATGCGCCTGAATCCATCCAATGCACCATGCACATATTCCAGCCCCGCGCCGGCCACAGCAAGTGGACAGTCTCAGGCGCTGACCTGATCTCGCACGGCCACGACCTGCTGGCCGCTGCCAACCTCGCGCTGACCGATGACGCACCGACCAACCCGTCCACCAGTGCTTGCCGCTACTGCAAGGCCAAGCCCATCTGTCCGAGCATGCGGCAGAAGGTGCAGGACAACGCCCGTAAAGAGTTTGCAGACATCGTGAAGCAGGCCGACAAGGATGACACGATTGCAGTGCCGCATGTCACCTCAGAAGACATTGAACTGGCCCAGCTTGCAGCGCTGTGGTCGGATGCAGTACTGGACTCAGCCAAGCGGCAGATCACCGAGGGGTTAACCATCCAAGGCTGGACACTGCGACAAGGTCGCAAGACCAAGTTCTGGAAGTCTGACGCCTTGGCCTACGAGGCGCTGAAGTCTTACCCGCAGGCATTCGACCTGAAGTCCCCATCGGCCATTGCCAAGCTGGACATCACCATCAGCGAAGACCTGATCGGTGAGAAGCATGCTGCTGCCAGCTTGGTCAAGGAGAAGCAGAAGTGAGGTATTTATCCGTTTGCTCTGGCATTGAGGCCGCAACTGTTGCTTGGCATCCCCTTGGATGGGAGGCGGCAGCTTACTCTGAAATCGAAAAGTTCCCATCACAGGTGCTTGCACACCATTACCCCAACACGCCCAATGTGGGCGACATGACTAAATTTAAGGAGTGGACAAATGTCTCAGATGTCGATGTTCTCGTTGGAGGAACTCCCTGCCAATCATTCTCAGTCGCCGGACTCAGAAAAGGATTGGATGACCCTCGTGGCAACCTCATGCTTACCTACCTTGCCATTGCTGCAAAGTATCGGCCCAAGTGGCTGGTTTGGGAGAATGTCCCCGGCGTCCTATCCTCTAACGGAGGACTCGACTTTGCCTCCCTCCTTCGAGGGATGGGCGAACTCGGGTATGGGTTCGCATACAGAGTTCTTGACGCTCAGTACTTCGGAGTGGCCCAACGCCGCCGCCGTGTGTTCGTTATCGGATACGCTGGAAACTGGCGACCTGCCGCAGCGGTTCTTTTTGAGCGCCACAGCCTGTGCGGGTATCCTGCGCCGAGCAGAGAAAAGGGGCAAGTTACTCCCACTCTCACTAAAGAAGGCACTGGAGTCAGTCGTACTGGACACAATGAAGACGGATGGTATGTAGAAACTCCAATCAAGCAATGGCCTGCCGACATAAGCAGCACCTTAAATGCGTCTTTTGGGAAAAAGATGGGTTTAGAGAACCAACATATCAATGCTGATTGCCCAATGTTTGTACCAACAAAAGCGTTTTATGAAAGCAGTCTTGCTCAATACAAAGAGTCTGATGTTGGAGGTACTCTTAAAGCATCAGGCGGCGTAGGTGGCGGTGGCAGTGAGACTTTCTTGGCGCAACCTATTGCCCTCGCAGAAAACACCATAGGCCGCAAGCCTGAGAACGGCGGCAACCATGATGGGTTTACTGAGGGCGGCCCGATGTACACGCTGAACGCCACGGGTGTGCATGGGGTGGCGCAGCCGATTGCCTTTGAACCTGGCAAGATGAAGCGGCTTGGTCATGGCGATGCTAAAGATGGTCTTACCCCAACACTTAGGGCAAATGCTGGAGACAATCAATTGGCAGTGGCATTTCCTTGGCAGTCAGCTTTAGACCCAATTGGCAATCCAGTTGATTTAAGCGGCACATTGGTGAAAAACCAGACTATGGCTTGCATGACCGCCATGCAAGTACGCCGCCTGACCCCTGTTGAATGTGAGCGCTTGCAAGGCTTTCCCGACAACTACACCGACATCAAGCTCAAGGGCAAGCCAACGCCAGATGGGCCACGCTACAAGGCTCTGGGCAACAGCATGGCCGTGCCTGTGATGGCATGGATTGGCAAAAGAATTCAAGAGGTAGAGAGCCTTTTACCCCAAGGACTAGAATCAATCCCCGCAAAGAAAAACCCCTGACAGCGTGAACTGTCAGGGGTAACTGGATCACTCCAGAAGGAGAACAACTTGTCGTCAACCGCGAGATCAACAACATGAGTATTTTACCAAAAGCAACGGCCACTGAGTTTACCAACTCAAAGGCCATTGCTGTCAAGCTGATTGAGCAGCATCCATCAGCAGTGTTCTGCACCTTTGCCACCACTGCCGATGGCAAGAAGATCCCTTACAAGAAGTCCGGCCAAGGTGTAGCGCGTGACACTACACCTGACCAGCTTTACAGCGCATCAGAGGTGCTGACTATGGATGCCGCGCCAGCCGGCAACTATTTGGGCATCGTGATGCAGACCCCATCCATGTCCAGTGGCGCGTACCTTGTCTGCCTCGATGTGGACATGAAGCACTCCACAGGTGCGACCAATATCGCCATCAAACGCATGGCCGAGTGGGTCAAGCAGCAGGATCAACTCACGGAGGTAAGCGTCTCCGGACGAGGTCGGCATGTCTTCCTATTCGTGGCTGATGAGGATCTGGACAAGATCAAGCCCAAGTACAAGTTGGGCGGCGGCCAAGAGATAGAGGTTTTTGGGCTACCAACAAGCCCAGGCAAGTCGGTGCTGCTGTCCGGCTCAAAGCTCAACGGCAAGCTCTCCAACGAGGTGCATGACAATCTATTGTCTTTGCTCACTATGTGGGGCGTCATTGAGCAGGACAACTCTAACCAGCCGGCTGAAGTGCCGCGGCCTAAACAGGAATACCAGCCAACCCTGTCAAGCTCCACCGATGACTACAGCAAGGCTGCAGCCGCACTGTACTTCATCAACCCTGACAGCGATTACACGACATGGATCGAGATTGGCCAAGCGCTGCACACGGCCTTTGGCGCCCAAGGCCACCAACTCTGGGCGAACTGGAGCAGCCAAGGCTTTAAGTACAAGTCAGAGCAGGACATCGACACGCATTGGAAGTCGTTTCACCAAGGCAAGGGCGTCTCCATCGGCACGCTGTTTCATCATGCAAAGCAAGGTGGCTACGCTCCACCATCAAAAGCCGCTGACCGAAAGTCGGCAGTCGAGGATTTCTCCAACTTCATTCAAGCGCAGCAGGCTCAAGTCGCCAGTGACCAGCTAACACCCATAGACCAGCCAGCCCCGTACTGGAAGGAACTGACCCTCGACCTGACCAAGCTCTACCCTGTCGAATATTTAATTGACGGCTTTCTCGCGCATTCTTTCAGTGTTACCGCCGGCCAGCCTGGTGTGGGCAAGACCACGGCAATGGTTTCAGTCTGCCTGATTGCCGCTGGATTTACTCTGTCCGATTCCCCACTCAAAACCGAGTCCCGCAGAAAGATTCTTTATGTCACCGAGGATGCCAATCAAGTCAGGCAATCTCTTTATGCTTATGTGAAATACTGGAATCTCGACCCCATTGAAGTCGCCAATTGGTTTATCGTCATTGAATCAAAGCGGTCTAAAGTGCCGGAGATATTACTCTTAGCAGAGAATGTCATACGCCATACAACTACTGAACGGCCATTCCTCATAATAGATACTTCTAATGCCACATTAGAAATAGATAATGAGAATGATAACTCTGAGGTCGGCAGTTATATGGCCGCCATCAAGCAGACTATTTACACTCAACTCTCCACCCCGATAAAGATCATCACCCACACCGCCAAGACGGCTCAGACCAACGATGACAGCGCTCTGGCCCGTGGCGCAAGTGCCTTCACTGGTGACGCCACCCTGACCGCCATCCTGTTCATGGATGATGACAAGAACAGGTTCATGCGGCTCATCAAGACCCGTTATGAGCCGATCCACCGCGAGATCAGCTTTCAGACCCACATCCACAATGAGGTTGTCCTGACCCGTCACGGCAACCCTCAAGATGTCCAGTGCATCACAGTCATCCCGTACCCGACAAGCGAAGCATCCAGAAAGCAAGAAGCAGCAGCCCGAATCGAGGACAGCAAGTCACTGCGCATCATGGACAAGTGCGACACGGCGGCAGCTTTCGTTCAATCCATCATCAATGAACATCCCGAAGGGGTGGTGATTCGCAAAGGATCAAACGCTCCAAGGGACTGCCGATTACATCCGAATGCCTACAAATTAGATTGGGCTGAGATCTATGCAGCCGTGCCTGGAGCGTCAAAAGGCGATGTAAAACGCTCCATTGGCCTGTCAGTTCTAAGAAGATTCGCACCAGATGCAGAGAACAATGCGTGGAATTTACTGGGCCAATGGGATGGCAATGAGGGCTGAAATTGGCTCTCCATCCAAGTCGGGTGGTCGAGGATACCTCGAGGATACCTCGAGGATACCGTCACCCCGACAAAGTGATGCGCTTGGGGATAACCTTGGGGATTTTTCCCCAAGTTATCCACAGCCTAATCACCGATTTTTGAGGAGCTTGACAAGTCGGAGATACCTCGGTTTTTTTGTTTGGGGGGTATCTTCGACTTGGTATCCTCGACTAAGGAGCTTGACAGTGAAAAGTTATCCACAGGCAGATGGATGGAAAGATGAGGAGCGCGTTTTGTGCAAAAACTGCTCGAACTTGGAGTCGAGGATACAGCAGTGGAATTTCAAGGCAGAGGAGTTTGAGAAGTTCCGCAGGGTCAACGACAAGGCTGGACAATGGATGTTTGAGGCCGTGCTGGTCAAGAACGGCTGGGCCAAGGTTTCGTTCAGTCAGGACTTTTGTACAAAGACCGACACTTTGTGCATTCCGGATAAAGTATTACACCATTGCCACATGTTCAGCGATGAGACTCCCGCAAGTGCAAGCGATTCCGTAGAATCACCTGCATGGTGGGAATTGACCTAAAACGCAAAAGACAAAGCATTGAGCACAAAGAACAGGTGCGACTGGTGCAGCGGGTCAGGGCGTTCTATCCGGATGTTCTGATTGCGGCCATACCGAATGGGGGTGACAGATCGGCCTCAGAGCGCGTCAGGCTGCATGGTGAGGGTGTACTGGCAGGGATGCCTGATCTGTGCGTCCTGAAGCGATCCAAGGGCTTTGGCGGGTTGTTTGTGGAGATGAAGACAAAGGTCGGGGTTGTCAGCAAGGAGCAAAATTGCATTGCAAAGCAATTGAACGATGAGGGCTACCTGTGCGTGATCGCACGATCAGCCGATGAGGGTTTCAAAATCATTGAGGAGTATTTGGCATGAGCCGTGACACATTGGCTGAGATAGCCGACCAAAGCGCTGCGAACATTGCGGCAGCACAAAGCAAAAAGGCTGAACTCAGCGTAGCCAACAAGGCTGTTCACAAGTTCGGGGGAGAGGATGCCGTACTCGAATACATTGCAAATGGCGGCACGACATCCGCGCTGTGCAAGTCATTGGGTGTGGCGGTTACGACATTTGACAGATGGATTGACAGAGGCGGCGACACGCGCCGCTCGGCCTACGCGCAGGCGCGTGCGCGTGGTGGGCAAAGTTTAGCAGAACAAACTATCGAGATTGCAGACGCTGCAACCATCCAAGAGGTGCAGCTTGCCAAGCTGCGCACCGATAACCGGCGCTGGCTGGCCGGCAAACTAAACGACCAGTACAGCGACAAGGCCGCGCCTCTGGTGAACATCGACCTTGGCAGCTTGGCACTGGACGCATTGAGGCATCGATCTGTCACGCCCGTAAACGGGGTTGTCAACGACACGATTGACGAGGGTTAACCCTCGGAATCTGGTGCTGGTGGCCGCCGGCTGGCCGCCGCCGCGCCGCGACCCCCCCCGTCCCGCGCCTGTCGGGGGGCGGCTGATGCGGCACTCAACACCCACCAACCCTCAATCCCTAAAAAAAATTTTTTTTAAAAACCTCTTGACAACCTGCCAACCTGCTACATAATTGCACTGTCAGTCAATAAATTAACAGGGAGAGCAACTTATGACAGTCTACGGGTATGTGAGGGTCAGCACTACAGAGCAGGTGGACAACACCTCAATGCAGGAGCAAAAGCGCCAGATCGAGGGCAACGCCCTAACGCACAACCTGGTGATCGACCAGTTCATTGAGGATGGCGGCGTCAGTGGCGCAGACCCCTTCTTTGCACGACTCAGCGCCAACAGCGTGACACTCCAACAAGGCGACACTGTGATCGTGGCCAAGCTGGATCGGTTCAGCCGTGATTTGCTGGATGCCTTGCAGTCGATCAAGAAGTGCAAGGAGCTTGGCGTCAAGCTGATCATCAACGGGCACGGGGATGTCACCGACTCCAGCAACATCTACGCGCAGTTGATGCTGGAGATCCTTTGCTCATTCGCAGGCCATGAGCGCAGAGTGCTCAAGGAGCGCCAGAAGCAGGGTCAAGCTGCCAAGCGCAAGGCTGGTGGCCATCTGGGTGGCAGCGCCAAGTTCGGGTATCGCATTGAGGGTGCTGGCCAAGCTGCCACCCTAGTGCCGATTCCCCATGAGCAGGCCGCGCTGGCGTATGCCAAGGAGATGAGGGCGACAGGAATTAGTTTTCGGGCAATATCGGCAATTTTAAAAACCAGCCACATGGTAGTTGTTTCGCACGAAGCAATCCGCAGGGCATTACAAGGAGAGACAGCATGAAGTTAATGCATGAACACATTACGGGACTATGCCGCCAGCCACTGGAGTGCTGGTACGAGTGGGAGGCCGCAGAGCCTGAAGTTAAAGAGGCAGGTGTAGTAATTGAGCCTGCTATCCCTGAACAGGTAATATTAATTGAGGTCTGGGTAAATGGCGCGGATATATTCGAATTAATCAGCGATGACATGAAGGAAGTTATTGAGATTGCGATTAAAGAGGATAGATATAAATGACGCCATTAAATCATGGCGGCAAAAGAAAGGGTGCTGGCAGACCTAGAATAAATATATCTATTGCCAGAGTATTAAAGTTATTCGATCAAGGAATAACTAAAACAGAGATAGCCAAGAGATTTGAAGTTAGTGATATGACAATTGGTCGAATTATTAAAAGGGAGAAACGATAATGTGGAAATATATGTGGACTGAATTGCGGTTGATGCTGAAAACTGTCACGCCAGCGCAGGCCGTGGCGCATGAACTCTTGCATGCCGAGCATGCGCTGCTGCAAGCCGAGAGTGGGGTCGAATATGCGACTGCGCTGGTGGCGTACAACAAGAATCGGGTGAAGCGCTTGAAGGCGTACTTGGCCAACACTGAGGAGGTGGCGACATGATCATAGGAAGAGTTACAACAGCAATCCCCGTTGAACAGCCTGCCATCAACGGCATGACCCTGCGCGACTACTTTGCGGCATCTTTCATCACCTCTGGGGTTGTGTTCAAAAATCTGTCATCAGGCAGCACAACGGATGAGGTGGCCGCGCAAGCGTATGCACTGGCAGACGCCATGCTGAAAGCGAGGCAAGCATGACCAGGATGTGCGACACGGGTTATCGTGAATGCCCACGCCAACCGGAATGCGGCATGGACTGCCATTTCACCGATGCGGGGCTGGAGACGGAGACGCGCAAGGTCAAGCCGTATCCGGCAGTGCCTGATGACATTGAGCCAGTGCCGGAAACTTGGCAGATGATTGGCAGTGTTTTAGTTGGCTTTGTGCTGGTGGCGCTGGTGGTGATAGCGGCCATGATGTTCTTTACGGGGCTTTGGATTTGGAGTCTGCTTATATGAAAAAGAGCCTACACCTGAGAACTGAGTTCTTGCCGCGCAAGTGGCCCTGCTTTGCCATTGGGTTTTTTAGCAGTGGTGACGAGTTCGTGCTGCACCTGTACCTTGTGTGTTTTAGTATTCGATGGGGGTATTGATATGAAAAAGAGCTACATCACAGGGAAAAACCACGACTTCTACGACAAGGGCAAGGCGATGTTTGACCGGATACAGGTGTTGCCTGAGCATCAAGCCATTACCCAAGCCATTCCTCAGATTCCTCAAGAGCATTCCTCAAACCGGCAGTGGGTCGGTCTGACCGAGTGGGAGCGCGAGGCTATTGCGCTTGAGTGTGGGGCCATGTCTGCCGACTGGCTGGTGTTCATGGAGGCTGTGGAACGGGCTTTGAGGGAGAAGAACGCATGACACAAGAAGACATCATCCGCATGGCGCGGGAGGCTGACCCTAAAGCCAACCTTAGTGAGCCGTATTGTCTTGACCACGAAACAAGGGCGTGGCTTGAACGCTTTGCCGAGCTTGTCGCAGCAGCAGAGCGTGACGAGTGTGCGAAGTTGGTTCACGATAATGCGCTGGCATGTGACCCCGGCTCGATGTTGCAGACCTATCTGGCCAGCAACGCTGCCGCCATCCGAGCAAGGGGGAACACATGACCCAAGACGAAATGCAAAAGGTCTGGGACGCACTGCGCTCCATCTACGGCAGCGACCTGACCGCCGCTACGCTGGTGGTGCTGGTCAAAGATGGCGACACGGCTGTGAAGTTCGGGTCGTTCCACTTTCCACAGGAGACAAAAGAATGAACAACATGACCGTCATCGCGCTGCCAGCCAGCGTCAACTACACAGCAGAGCAAGCGCTGAACTCAGCCCTAATGAAGGAGCTTACGGACGTGCTGGTGCTGGGCTACGACTCCGCAGGCGTGCTCATTGTCAGGTCGTCAAAGATGACCCGCGCCGAGGGCTTGTTCATGACCAAGAAAGCCGAGCAGTGGGTTATGGAAGGAGGCTTGGAATGAACAAGAAACTGCACCTGATAACTGAGTTCTGGCCCCGCAAGTGGCCCTGCTTTGCCGTGGGGTTCATAGCCAGTGGCAATGAGTTTGTGTTGCACCTTTGGCTAGTGTGTTTCCGTGTTCGGTGGGGGTATTGATATGACTAAAGACGAAGCACTGAAGCTGGCGCTTGAGGCGCTGGAGTCAATCGAATGGCACGGGGCCGGGTCTTGCTGGGTGCTGGACGACGAGAAAGTGGAGAGCGCCGAAGCCGCCCTGCGCGAAGCTGTGGCACAGCCAGACGAGCGCAACTTCTGCCCCCGCTGCGGCAAGCGCACTGCTTTTTTTGACCTGACCGCAATTCACACATGCACACCACCACAGATCGACCCGAACAAGTGGGCCTTTGACAATGGGTTAGAGTCCACATGATCAAAAAAAATGTCTTTGCCGAGTGGGTTGAGCGATACCACAATGACCCCGTGCTGTTTGTCAAGGAGGTGCTGGGCGTAGACCCAGACCCGTGGCAAGAGCGTTTTTTGGGGGCGATTGCCCGTGGGGATCGAAAGATCAGCGTGCGAAGCGGCCACGGGGTGGGCAAATCTACGGCAAGCTCATGGGCGATGCTCTGGTACTTTATGACCCGCAGCCCTGTCAAGGTGGTGGTCACCGCGCCGACCAGCAGCCAGCTTTATGACGCCATGTTTGCGGAGTTGAAGCGCTGGATCAACGCGATGCCCGTGCCATTGCAGAGCCTGCTGACTGTCAAGCAGGAAAGGATTGAGTTCAACGCTGCGCCCACGGAGATGTTTATCAGTGCCAGGACATCACGGGCCGAGCAGCCCGAGGCTTTGCAGGGCATTCACTCTGAGTATGTGATGCTGGTGGCCGATGAGGCCAGCGGCGTGCCGGAGCAGGTGTTCGAGGCGGCGGCTGGATCGATGTCTGGCCACAATGCTGTCACCCTGCTGCTGGGCAATCCGGTGCGGAGCAGCGGGTTTTTCTACGACACTCACACAAGGCTGGCCGGCGAGTGGACAACCTTTCAGGTGGCATGCACCGACTCGCCACGGGTGAGCGATGAGTATGTCAAAGAGATGGCCATGCGCTACGGCGAGGAGAGCAATGTCTACCGGATTCGGGTAATCGGTGAGTTTCCAAAAGGGGACGATGACACTGTCATCCCGATGGATCTGCTGGAGAGTGCGCTGCACAGGGATGTGGCTGCATCGAAGTCAGCGCCGATGGTCTGGGGGCTGGATGTGGCGCGGTTTGGCTCGGACAGGTCGGCGCTGTGCAAGCGGCAGGGCAATGTGGTCACCGAGAGCATCCGCACTTGGAAGAATCTGGACTTGATGCAGTTGACGGGGGCGGTGGTGGCCGAGTTCAATGTGCTTGCGCCGAGCGAGCAGCCAAGGGAGATCCTGGTGGACAGCATCGGTCTGGGCGCTGGGGTGGTTGACCGGCTGCGGGAGTTGGGCCTGCCGGCGCGGGGGATCAATGTCTCAGAAAGCCCAGCGATGGGCGGGACTTACCGCAACCTGAAGGCCGAGCTTTGGTACAAGGCCAAGGCGTGGCTTGAGGCGCGGGACTGCAAACTGGCCAAGGATGAGGTGCTGATCAGTGAGTTGGCGACAGTGCGCTACACCTTCACCAGCAATGGCAAAATTGCCATTGAGGGCAAGGATGAGATCAAAAAGAGGGGTCTGCCGTCACCGGACAAGGCCGATGCCTTTGTTTTGACCTTTGCAAGTGACGCTGTGGCGGGGATGTTTGGGTCGGCTGCCAGCAGCAAGTGGAGTCAACCCTTACGCCGAAACCTATCAAGAACTGCATAATTGGACATTCACAACCAGGGGGATTTATGAAGATGATGACCAAGGCTCAAAAGAAGGTCGGCAAGGTGATGGGCGAGTTCAAGTCGGGCAAGCTGACTTCTGGCGGCAAGCCGGTCACCAACCCCAAGCAGGCGGTGGCCATTGCCATGTCTGAGGCCAAGCTGCCCATGCGCGGCCAGCGCACGGCAAAGAACAAGGCGAGAAAATAATGGCCACGCTACAACGCACCATGAGCCAAGTCATGGACAAGGAAGAGGGCGAGGACATGAGCGAAGGCGAGAACTGTCCGATGCCCACGCAAGACATCACCTTGAACTTGAAGAATCGAGCCAAGGCGATCACCACAGCGGCCTACGGCCCTGAGAATCCCAAGCTGCCAAACGAGGCTTTCTGGCGCAAGAAGGCCGACCAGTGGGATGTGAGCATTGACGATTCAAAGCAAAGCCTGTGCGGTAACTGCGCGGCATTCAATGTTTCCGACAACATCAAGGCATGCATTGCCCAAGGCATCGGCATGGAGGCTGACCCGTGGGGAACGATCAAGCTGGCAGATCTGGGCTACTGCGAAATCTTTGACTTCAAGTGCGCGGCCAGCCGGACATGCGATGCATGGGTGGTGGGCGGCCCAAACACGGGCGAGCAAGAGGGTGAAGACATGGACGAGGGAGACGAAGAATGAAAGGTCTATATGCAAACATTCATGCAAAACGCGAAAGAATCGCTGCTGGCTCTAAAGAAAAAATGCGAAAGCCTGGTGCTAAAGGCGCACCAAGCGCTGGCGACTTTAAGGCAGCGGCTAAAACCGCCAAGCCAGTAAAAAAGAAATGAAGACCCCAGCTTGGCAGCGCAAGGAGGGCAAAAGCCCATCCGGTGGTTTGAATGCCAAGGGCCGCGCCAGTGCGAAGGCCGAGGGCATGAACTTGAAAGCACCCGTCAAGGCCGGCGACAACCCGAGACGGGCAAGTTTCTTGGCAAGGATGGGCAACATGCCTGGGCCTGAGATGAAGGGCGGCGAGCCGACAAGGCTGCTGCTGAGTCTCAAAGCATGGGGCGCAAGCTCCAAGGCCGATGCCAAAAGCAAGGCGGCGGCAATCAGCGCCAGAAACAAGGCCAAGAAATGATCTGTCCCATTGTCATTGCCACAGTCAGGGGGCATGGTCTGGCGGTGCTGCTGGAGTCGATCAAGCAATACGCGCCAGAGTGTCCGGTCTACCTGCGGGGGCCAGAGTTAGTGCTTGAGAACTTTGAGGCTGACCACAAGATTTACGGCCAGCCAAGGAACTTTGGCGATGATTACAACGAGGTGATCGATGCGGCGCTAAAGGATTGGTCATCTTGCATCGTGGCCAACGATGACATCGTGCTGACCCCGACCAGCGTGAAGGTGCTGATGGAGGATGTGGCGATCATCAAGACCATGCACAGCGTCAAGGCCGGATGGGTGGCGTCAAGGACTGATGCCGCACGGGCTTGTCAAAATGTGAGGATTACTGAGAAACCGGAGAGGCTGAACTTTTTCAAATTTCCGTCCGAGGCTCACATCAAGATGGTGGAAGAGATTAGCCCGATCTTTGCGTGGATCTCAAGCGATGCTTTTGAGGAGGCAAAGTTCCCCCCTCTGAATTGGTACTCAGATGATGTGCATTGTAGGGATCTGATCGAAAAAGGCTACTCGCATTTTGTAAGTGCCAGCTATGTCCACCACATCGGCAGCAACACAATTGGCTTTGACGGCAACAAACTGCACAACGATGCGCTGCCGTGGCTGCTAGAAAATCGTCCAGCTTACGCGAAGGCATGGTTTGATTCTTAATCTAGGCTCTGGAAAAGATTGGCGTGAAGATTGTTTGAATGCAGATATTCAGGCAAGGGTCAAGCCGGATTGGCTGCTGGACATCACAAAAGTCAATTGGGGTGAAGTGCTCAAGACCCGTAAGGGGCTGCTGACAATTGAGCGCGGCATGTTTGATGTGATCTTGGCCAATGACATCTTGGAGCATTTGCCTGACTTGGTTACTGCCATGACCAATTGCAAGGAATTGCTGAAGGTGGGCGGGGAGATGCGGATTCATGTGCCATACGAGTTGAGTCTTGGCGCGTGGCAAGATCCGACCCATGTCAGGGCATTCAACGAAAACTCTTGGCGCTATTACACCGACTGGCACTGGTACTTAGGATGGCCAGACAGGTTTGAGTTGACCATGTTGGAAATGAGGCTCTCAAAGCTGGGAGAAGCACTAGAATTGCCACAAGACGAAATTATCCGCACCCCGAGGGCTGTGGACTCCATGTTTGTGGTTCTAACAAAGGTCAAGCCATGATTGAAAAAGTCACTGAAAATCTATCCACCGACATTGCAGCCACCGAGCCGATGGACGATGCGGAACTGCAAGCGATCATCACGCAAGACCTGACCGATGCGGTGAGTTATGTGGA